GCACCCTCGGTACGATTCCTTGCGCGGTTGTGCTTCCTGGAACCGGCCCAGAAAAAACATTGGGGCTGGCTACTCCGCCGGCACTTGGAGGTGTCCGCAAGAATGTAGACTGATCTCGTAACATCCTAGCCCCGAGCATGGCCTCTCGCTCCGCCTGTGGTTTGGCAATCGATTGTTCTATCGCTTGCACTACAGGATTGACTGTGCTCAACGCTTGCGGATTGATTCCCAACTCGTCCGGTTTCACCTTCGCTAAATCTGCCATATCTGAACCTCCTACCCTTGGATAATTGTCTGCTCGATGGTGCTGTCGCTGGTCGTGTCGCTCTGCGAATGACTGTCGACAATAGAGAAGCTGTTGCTCTCCTGTGCTGCGTAGCTCTGCGACAAGCCTTCGTTAAACCCAACCTGCGCGTTCGCCGAGACGCTGGTAAGCGCCGATGCAACCTTCTGCGTGTAGAGACCGGCCACCGCTTTCAGCGCTTCCATCTGGATCTCTTTCGCTGCCGTCGCCGCCCGCAGGTTGGCGTCCATCTCCTTGACGATCAACTCGGCTCGGCCTACGACCTCACTGACCTGTGCCTTAAAGTTATCTACTTTCGCTCTCAGGTACTCGCCTTCCCGGCGAACCTCGGCGTCGTAGCCTGCCATCTGCGCGGTGTAGACCTTCGCCCCTGTCTCGTCCTTGCCCAGCTCGTATTGAGTATCAGCTTTATACTTATCGATGGCAGAGGTCAGTACGGCGACCTTGTCCTTGTTCCCTTCGACGAGGGCTTGCATCTGCGCCAGATTAATATCTGCGACGACTTTCGACGCCTGGACCTGAGTAGCGTAGGCAGTTACCTGCTTGCCGTAGAGGTCAACCTTGGCGGTTTCTCCTGCGATGCGGGCCTGGTACAGGTTGAACTTAGCGGTAACTCCAGATATCTGCGCGATGACTGCATCGATCTTCGCCTTGAAGGCGTCGATCCTTGCCCGGTCGATCTCGGTCTGGAGACGAGCGCCATCCATCTGCGCCTTGTAAAGCTCTATCAGTACTTTCAGTGCGTCCACACGGGCGGTGTAGATCTGCACCTTTTGAACTTGCAGTTCACCATGGATCTTCGCCCCTTCCATCTGCGCTTTGTAAAGCTCGACTTTGGCAAGCTCGGCCCGAATGCGGGACTCGAAGACTTGAGCAAGGGCCTTATACCCTTCCATTCTTGCGTTGAAGGAGCTGACCTTGAGGCCGAAGGCGTCGATCACTGCCTGTACGCGATAGCGGGCAACCTCGAAGGCTCGCTGTGCGACTTGGTTAGTAAAGTCCATGACCTGCTTCTCGAAGGTCATCCCAGAGGTAATGGCGAACTGGGTCTGTTGCTGCTGCAACTCGGCCCGCTTGAAGGTTATATCCCTATCAAGATTCAGCCTCGCTCTCGTGTCCTCGGCAAGTGCTTCCTGCAGGGCGGAGGACAGGACGCCGTCTGGCATCTCGTAGTTCCACTGTTCCCAGTTATTGAGGACTTGGTTATACGCTTTTACCAGCTCAACGTCCAAATTTGAGAGTGCTCTCTCCCAGATTGCAGTCCACACCTCCTCCGTGTATACGGCGGTCCCGATAGTTACATCGTTATACAGCTTGGTCTTGATCGCGTCAGCCAGGTCTGACTGGTAAGTCGCTTCGTCGTAGACGAACATCGGCTCGGGCGGTGTAAGGTCCGCCGTCGGGAGGGTTCCTTCGAACTGGGCGAATGCAATCTCCGGAGGAGACGGAAGCACTGTCTCGTCGAGGACCGGCACTGCCGGCATGTCGAGGGTCGGAGACACCGGGATACTTGGATCGGAGAGCGCGGGAACGTCAGTCGGCACTGTTGGCAGTGCGTCATCAGGGGCATCCGGCAATGAAATTGCGGGGGAGATCGCATCCAAATTAGGGAGGTCGACTTGCTCGACGGAGATGTCGACGAGACCAAGGAGAGCACGGAGCGCGGCGAGGTCGGAGATCGTAACAGGCTGCGCCTGAGTAACGTAGGGCGTTACCGCGTCAGGGGTAGGCGCCTCGCCAATATTCGGTGGATCGAGTGTCTCAAGTGCGAGGTCTAGGTTCCCCATCGGAACGGAGAAGTCGCCGACAGCGAGAGCGTCAAGTGCTGCGACCGACTCCGCGTCGTACTGATTCACAAGGTCTTCTGACATCCCAAACCTTGCAGTCACAAGGTCTGAGGCGACATGCGCAACCGGTGTTATCTGAAAACTACTTAGCGCCATCTCGGCCTCCTTATATGTGTGACATGAGTATACCTCATGCTGTTGGTTAATACAACTGGACTTTTTCTTCTATGGCGTAGTCGACTCTCCCGAGGAAGATCTCTCCATAGAACTCAACCAAGTTGCCATCTGCGTCCTTCATGTCTGGTATTGTGTGCCGCGATTGCCCTGTTAAAAGTCTCGGGAAGTTAGTTGATACAAGAGAATTGTTGCTATTCGGTCCGACATAATAATAACCGAATTGATCTTGACCGTATATATAAGCTCCAAGTAATGCAGTTATTTGCGCTATACTATCAGTGTTGTAATATTTTAATCCAATATTATCGAATTGCGGATAAGTATCAGAACTTACTTCTCGCAATGGATAAACTGTTGAGTTTACTTTAAGATAATCACATTTGGATGTGGTGATGGTTACTGTTTCTTCAAGTAAAGCGCCTTCAAGGTCGCATATTTGATAATCCCTTATCCTGTGGGTATGCGTCTCAACGGAACTGGTGCGATAACATGCAGCGTGATTCTGGTGATTATTCGTCTCAATTCTTACAGAATACTCGCCTGACCATAAGGAACAACCTTCAGCGGTGTATGTGGTGTTCCATTGGTTGTAATACTCCCCTCCTGGTATGGAAAATGTATCTTCACCTGGAGTTGGGCCTGGATTGCCGACATTTCCACATGCATCAATTACGTCTTGTTCAACAACAGTTAATTCTCCGGAACATCCATAGCCATAGCTAACCCAACAGTTTCCACCATACCTGTCTGATTCATCGACAGCTATGAATCCGTTGCGAGGGAGTCCAATATCAGTTCCGTAAACCATGATACTTCTATTTTCGGTAACTGTTCTGTCTGCCTCAGATGTCCAGGCATTTCGGCCCATGCATCCACCCCAGCATATTACAACGTGAATTGTTCCAGCGGATGAAGTAAAGTTGTGTGTTTCTGAGAGATTGCCGGTTAGGTCAATATCTGTCCCCCCTGGCCTTACCCCTGTTTGCGCGACAAAGAACAGGTAATACTCCCCGTCGGTCGACATGAACTGCCCGTCGATGTTCACTTCGACGTTGTCGTCCATATCCGCCGCAGTTACCCCAGTGACATTCTTGAACAACTTGTACGGGCCTTCGAAGGTTCCGCTCATGCAGGCTACCCAGTACTGATTATCCCCACTACGCATACAGGGAACCAGCCTTGAAAGCGGAAGCGGAGTTATTTGCTCCGCATGTTTCTCTTTTGGAATCTCGGGCTTACCTGCATCGCAAGTGACAACGATATTCTCCGCCCCGTTGACGGACTGCATATAGACCGTGCCTACATATGCGCCGGTCTGGTCGTAAAACTTCTTCGTCTCGGAATAGATCGCCAGATCCTGAAAGGACTGGTTCCTGCGGAAGTCGAACATCAGGCGAGGCACATGAGCCTCAGCGAGGGAGCGGGCCTGAACCCTGTCTCCTTTAAGCTCGACCTGCGTCGTCTTGGCGGCCATCAGCGTGCCTTGCGTTTGAGGAATACCGGGGCGAGGGCGAGGAAGTCGAGAGAGAAGTTGCCGGTACCTGCGACCCGAACCTTCCAATACCGAGCCTTGCCGTACAGATATTTCTTCAAGGTCTTGAACATGTCCTGCTGGACTTGGCCGGTCTTCGTCGGAGCGAGAGTGTAGCTCCGCGCATGTGCGGTGTCTTCATCACCAGTCAGGGTAACGGTAACGTTTCCTACGGACTCGTAACCGATGTCATAAGCTTCGATGCTCTTCTGCTCTCTGCTCTCGAAGTCGTGCGTTGGAGTGTCCAGCCACCAGGAGATTGCGGTCCCTGCGTCAGTCGTCCCGCCTTCTTCGAAAATCCCGGTGTCGCCAAACATGACGAGTTTGCCATTGAACTCGACGACGGAGTCGAAGGGCATATTGGTGTACTGACTCGGCGCCTTATTCATGGTGTTCATTGCGATGGTAAGTCTGTCAGACATGCTGTCTTCCTCCTATGAAGGCCTCGTATACGAAAGAATGTAATCGTCAAACCTTGCCATAGCCGCGCCTTCGAGGTAGAACTTAGGGACCGGGAGAGAGAAAACCAGACTGGCTGAGATGGCCTCATAGGAGGACATAAGTATCTCCGGTACCGGGAGATCGAAGATGATCGATCCAACAGTCCCAACAGACCCTGAGAGGAGGACTTGGAGAGGGGGGATCTCCAGGAGGAGGACTCCCAGGGTCTGTTGGCTTGCTGTGAAACTTGTGATAATCGCCGGAAGAGAAATTTGTAATTGGGCGAGCTGGCCGACCGTCCCTTCAAGAAGGACTTCGAGCGCCGGGAAGTTCAGGTGCAGGTCGGCGGCGAGGCCGGTCGTGCCTGTGAGCGCCGCTTCGATTACTGCGAGGTCGAAGGCTAAGGCTGCACCAGTCTGAGCGTCGAAGACGAGGGGCGGGAGGTCGAGGTCTAGTGAGCAGGTCGCCCCGGTTACTGCGGTAGCAGTAAACTCTTGGAACGGGATCTCCAGTTCGAGACTGGAGCCTGCGTTGAGCAGAACCTCCGGTACTGGTAGGTCGAAGGCAAGCCAGGCTGGTGCGGAAGTCTCGCCGAAGAACTCGATTACTGGAAGAGATACGACGAGGTCGCAGTTTACCCCTCTTGCTTCGATCGCTACTGCGATGGGCGGAAGCTCAACAACTATGCTGGCACTAATGGTAAGTGTACCTGACATAGTCGCGTCGTCGCTTCCAGTCTCGACTGCTCCTACGGTTCCTGAGACAACTACTTCGCCTGCGACATCGGCGGTATCACCCCCTGTCTCGGCAACAGTTAGAGTTCCATAAGTGTAGAGTCCTGATGTGCCGTAGGCTTCGGCGGTGTCGCTCCCGGTCTCGGTTGCGTCCATCGTCCCTGTCGAGTGGACCGTAAGCCCGGCCAACGCGGCAGTGTCACTGCCGGTCTCATTCGCTGCTATGGTCCCGGCAATGCCGGGGACGGTCGCGTCGATAACGCCGACTTCGATATACTGCTGGGTTACCCGCGCCGTTCTTGTAGAAGGCTCAACACCGACCTCGATATATTGTTGAGTTACGCGGGCAACTGTCATGCTTCCACCTTAAAGCCCCAGGTCATGGCATTGAAAATAGTCGGTGTCCATGCCTGCGCGTCGGGAGCGGCAGAAAATACATTCGTCGAAGCGGTGTTGTTTACAGCTGGGTACGCTGTTGCCAGTGTTACCGTTGTCTGATCGTACTCTGTCGAGTCCTGTTTTGCTATCGGTGTAAGCGTCCGACCTCCAGCGTCGTCCTTCCTGGCGACAGTAGTCAGAGCAACAACCTGTATTACAACGCCGCTTGTAGCTACATCCTCGAAGGCGTACAGATCTTTATGTCCTACAGTACTCGACTCGACATAATCCGTATCTCCGTTCTGCGCGTCCTCATCAATGCAGGCGTAGTTGCTCCCCGCCGAAGGGGTGAACTGAACTGAACTGTCAGCAGAAGGATTGCAAAGAACAGAGTAAACTTCCCCGTGGAAGTCGTCTCCAAAGAAAACGTTGTCGATCTTGACTGAATTTGTTTTATTGGGACCTATGCCTACGCTTGTTATGTCAGACCCGCCGGTATTCAGCCCTGTGGGGTTATCAAAAACTATTCCGGTAGCTTCTCCGTTTAGCCGCAACTCAATAGTGCCGGCGCTCGCATCACTGAACACTTTAATTGCGACATGTGTTAAATCTGAAGCTATTACTGTCGCACTCGATGATATCAATGTGCTACCTCGATATACTCGGACTCCTGACGCAGTATTAACTACCCAAATTACGTTAGCTCCCGCAACGAACTTTACAAGGCTATACGACAGTGTGCCGGTATAGCCTGTGTACGTCCCCAGCCCGACAACGTGAAACCCGATAACTTTGGTTTTCCCGGCAGTTACGTCATTGATTACGTGCGACGTGGAATCTGAGGAGAACGACAAGCACTTGCCGTTCGCGTACCCTCCTGTTGCAGAATACGCGACACTTGACGTAGTCGTGAACTTAGAAAGCACATCTCCGGTAGCTCCGCACCCCTCAAAACCTGTAAAGAACTCAACAGCCATATTTACACCTATGCGTGAGTGATGGTTGCGGAAGTAATAGTGACTGTCTGCCCTGCTGTAATACTGACGTTATCCAAGATTATGTCCGTCGCTGACGTACCCACCGTAAGTCCAGTAATGATGTCCGTCGCATTGGAATCCCGTATTCTCGCCGCTGCCGCCGTCCCAGTATTGTCGGCACTTGTGTCAGAGTGAGGCATCGTAAGCGTGAGGACCGCGCCCGAGGCGGTCCCGCAAGGATCGGTAAGGGCGATGGTCGCCAAGACGGACGCCATCGCTGTGGTCCCTATTTCGATGTATCCTGCGCCTGACCCCGCATCGATCGCAGTAGCAACCGCTGTCATCCGTGCCTGTTTAACTGCTGTGGTATATGTAACCGCCATATCCTACCTCCTTACGCCGAAGCCGGTTGCGTCGCGGTTGCCGTGTCGATGGTCGTAGTGGCGCCGACCGCAACGGTAAGACTCGACATGCGAAGTTCTCCAGTACCCACACCGCAGACTCCGTCAAAGCGCTCGGCAGTAGTCGAAGCACCGGTCACGTAGGCATTGGTGTAACATCTGAACCAGCCTGCGGTTCCTGCGGCAAGGCCGACACCGCTCCATACTTCACCTGTCTCTTTGGCTGAGACGCCGGCAGCCGCGTCGGCAAGGTTCAGGCCGTTGGTCGAAGTTCCCGGAGTAAAGGCGCCGGAGGCAACCGTGATTCTCAGGAGCTTGGTCCCGGACTCGGTAAGGTCGGCGGTGGCCGGCTGGGTGCCGGTATAGACCTCGATCACGCAGTTACGGAAAATCTCGTCGAGCGAGCCCCCGTTCATACCTGCGGCAACGATAACCTGGTCGCCTGCAATCTCAGTCGTGAGCGAGCCTGCAGGAATTTCAAGGTAGCCCGCGGCGACCGCAGAAACTTTTACCCCGGCGACGTTGTTCGAAGTAGAGCCGGCGACACCGATGTAGTCCCCGGCGATGTAACCTGCTGTTACAAATCCGTTACCGGAGTCGGTAATCCGATCGGTGCCACCGGTACCGGTGCCGTCTTCGAAAGCGAAAGTCGTCCCAGTGACCATTTTGGTCGGGTATGAATGCTTGGACACCATGCCGTTGCGAACTCCAGTTGACAATCTTGTAGCCATTTTATTCTTCTCCTTTAATTATCAAGCCTCAATTAGAACGAGGTAGCGACTGTCAACAATCGCAGCGCTTGCGTACCGTCCTGCTGGGAAAATAAGTTTATTGTACGTGTGATTGGTAAACGTGCCGTCCTCACTGCCGGAGCAAATCCCTTGCGGCGTGGTGAAAATTACTGACTTCGGCCCGACCATCTTCTCGGCAGGGCACCAGACCGAGGAACCTTCGAGGACGCCGAACGAGGCTTTCTCTTCTCTTTTGGTCTTCCGCCACTCCGTGCCTCGGTAGAACAGGACTTGAGTTGTCGTTCCGACCCAGAGGCCAGCGGGCGTCGGCTGCAGCATCGTCACCCTGTTCGGGAACAGCTTCATGTCGCCGTGCAGGTCGAAGACTCCGTAGAATGAGGGGAGCGAGGCGAAGACTACGTCGTCTTTTGCCATCAGCGCTCGACCAGCGAACCAGCTTACCAGATGCCCGGTAGGTGGGTTGGAGAAGATATTCTTAGGGTTTCCTGGCGCAGTGAACGTTCCCTTCTGCCAGGCGAAGTCTACGCCCTTGGAGACATAGCCTTTCTCGTAGCCGTTGGTGTAGTAGATCCTCCCCGCTATCGGATAATATCGCATCCTGGCGCCAAGTGTCAGGCCGGTGCGAATGAGAACCCTAGAGTAGTCAGGAAGAAGCTGGTACATTTCAGTGCCCGCAACGTACAGGCAGGTCTTTCCGGTGGAGAACGCGCATCTTGAGGCTTCCGCTCGCTTCGCAGCGGCCCGGCCAAGCCGACTGAACGGACGACCTGAGTTGTCAATATTCATATTGACGCATTGGGCAAGCTCAGTGACTCCGGTCTTCAGGTCGTAGCTCAGCCGTACAGGGTCAAGTGCGTTATTCAGCCCCGTTGTGGCTTTGAAGATCGGTATGAGTTTTGCCTGGGCCATATTAAGTCCTGTAGGCAGGGTCGGACCCTATACGGGTCTCAAGATTGTGCAGTCTCCGGAACGCAGAGCGTCCGTCCATGACGTACTCGCCGAAGGCGCCGAGGTGATCTTTGGCCTTAACCGGGTCCTGAGCCTCCATATCGTGATGATTGAACGCCTTGTATGCTGCCCACTCGATGCAGGCTCGTTGGAACCTAGCCGGGAGTTCAGGAGTTGCGGCTACGCCTGCTGTAGCCCCGTCGCCAGCGAGGTCGTACCTGCTGTATCTCCAGACATGGAGATTGAGAATAAGCCCGTTTTCGGTGACGGTCGGCGTCGGGGCGAGCTTGATGAAGCCGGTAGTCTGGTCGGTCTGCCATTGGTTCGGCATCCCGGACGCAGTGTCGTCGAAGTCAACAGGCCATTCGTCAGGCTCTGTGACTGAGTCCTGGAGGACTTTGCCTAAACGCTTTGTTCCATACCAGATATTCATGATCTGAATGGCTCTGGCCGGGATTGCATAGAGCGCCGTGCTCGTAGCGAGCGTCAGCGAGTAGTTCGCTATATCGACGAAAAACCCAGTCTCTTCGCAGAACTTATCTTGCCCTTCAGCAAGGTAGGCGAGGAGCCTTGCGTCGCTCCATGCTCCATTCGTCGTCTCGCTGTTGAGGACTTCGAGGAGTTCTGTCAGCATCTCGGCGCGGGTCACAGCTTATGCCCTCCGCCAAGGAATTGCGGAGAAACTCCGTTTGACCTCTTCGAGTTCTCCAGTCGCTGGATTTTGCTTCTGCTCGATGTGGGTCGCCTTGGCAAGTTCGAGAACGTGGACTACCTCCGGCGGGACTTCGACCGGAACGCCTCGCTTGATCTGGTAAACGACACCGTTGACACCGACGGCCTCATAGTTGTCCTTGCATCCAGCCATCTCGTCGATGATGATCCTGATCTTCCTGGTCTTTTCATCAATGCGGACGGCGCCCATCGGCTCGTCGAGTTCTTCCTCGGTCGCGGCCATGATAGCGTCGAGCATCGCTTGTTTCTTGGCAGAGACCGCAGGTTTCGTGGTCTTCTTTCCTTTTGGCTTCACCTCAGTTTCGGCGTTCAAGTCAACTTCTACCTCAAATTCGTCGTTCATTTATACTCCTCCGTTTCTGATTTCTTACTTTTCCCCTTCGCAGCCATGTCAAACGCTGCGTCAAACTCGTCCTCTGACTTGTAGTCCATGTCCAGCATGGGCATGAGCTTCGCCACAAGTGCGCCTACTTCTGCGGCATCCTTGGCGATATATTGTTTTCCGCAGGAGTCGCAGCAGCACGGCATCTCCATCCCGGACTTTTTCTTGCTTGGTTTGAGCGGTACTGAGCAGGAAACGATGAAACCATTTTCTGCGGAACCTATCTCCATCATCCTGCTCATATACATCCTCAAATCTCCTTGTTGTAGGGTTCAATGAAGGGGAGGGATTCTGCACCCTCCCCTCGGTTGAGCCTTACTTTTACGCACCAGAGAACGGAGTAGCTGGGTTGCTTCCCGTCGGGCACTGCAGTTGCGCAAATACACACCACTTGTCAGTAGCCATATCGATGAACTGGATATAGTCACCGATCGCACCACCAGTCGTGGTGCCGTTGAGAGTCATAATTTCGTCGGTAGCAGCAGGAGCATATGCAGCCTGCGCCGCAGCGTCGAGGTCGAGGATATTGACTGAGCCGTAGAACCCACAGTTCGTAGCGTCGGCAGTAGTGAATATGGTGTTGCTCGTATTTACCTGGTTCATTACGAAGCGGTACGTTGCTCCTGATCCGGTGGCCTCTGGCAGAGTGTAGGTGTACGCCGCACCAGTCCCGGTGATCACGCAGACTTTGCCCTCATGCAGGGCCTCGGTGATAGCCGCCGTACCAGTTAGAGAAACCTTCCTGGCTGAGACGTCACAGGCTCTAGTGATCTCTGCAGCGGTTGCTTCTGTCGCAGCGGCAGTGGCGTCGGTCGTAGTCAAGATACTGGCTGCCGCACCAGGATCGCGAAGAGTGATCGTCCTGGCAGCACCCATAGCCCCGGCAACGAGAGAGACCGTAGTATCCCCGGTCTGATCGGTGCAGGTGATGGCGAGCTTGCCGCTGGCTGCAGTAGAAGCAAAGATGTCTACCGAGCCGGCAGTGCCACTGAGGCCGGCGTCAATATCGCCGCCCTTGCACTGGATGTCGCCGCAGGCTACTGCGCCTGTAGTATCGGCAACGGTGAAGGCTGAGGTGTCAACGGCTATACCGCCGTTGGCGTTGAGGAGGCCGGTGAGGGTGGACGCGCCCGTCACTCCGAGCGTGCCGCCTACAACAGTGTTTCCCGAGGTATCTGCAACGGTGAACTTGTCAGTATCGCAAGTGATCCCGCCGTTCATGACGGTTGCGCCAGTGACTGTGAGAGTCCCGGCTATCGCAGTGTTACCGGAAGTGTCAGCAACGGTGAAGGCGGTAGTATCAACGGCGATACCGCCGTTGGCGTTAATGAGGCCAGTGAGGGTCGTCGCGCCGGTAACGGCGAGGGTGCCGCCTACGGCGGTATTGCCGGAGGTGTCAGCTACCGTGAACTTGTTGGTGTCCATGGTCAGACCGCCGTTAAGGACGGTCGCCCCGGTAACGGTGAGGGTTCCCGCAATTGCGGTATTCCCAGAAGTGTCTGCTACCGTGAAGGCATTGGTATCGCAAGTGATGCCCCCGTCAGCGGCGAGCGCCCCGGTGACTGTGGCCGAGGCCAGAGTTGCGGCGCCAGTCGTATCGAGCGTCCCACCACAGGAAACGTTCCCTGTAAGGGTCGAAGCCCCGGTAACTGCCAGGGTGCCAGTAGTAACGACGTTCCCAGAGGTGTTGGCTACTTCGAAGACTCCGCCGTCGGCGGAGATCCCGCCATTGACGGTAAGCAGCCCGGTGAGTTCGGTAGTCCCGGCAACAGTCAGGTTGCCGGAGAGTTCCGAGTCGGTGGCGGTGGTGGTGGCTACCCCCGCGTGATTCTCGACATCGTCGCAGATTATCTTTCCAGATACGACAAGGTCGCCATATATTCGTCTTGATCCCATACTGTCTCCTCTTAGCGGAACGCTACCCAACGAACAACGTCGGCTGCGGTGTCGCAGATGTCGGTACCGAGGGTTACGCCTTCACCTTTTCCGAGCATGTCGTACAGGCTTACTGCGGAGGCGGTAGCAACGAACGGTTTGTCGGCGGTAGCTACAGTCGAGCTGGTGATCGACAGGATGGCTACGGTCTCGCCGTTGATGGTGACTTTGTCGCCGACTGCGAGTTCACCAACGAAGTTGGTGCCAGAGCCAGTAATGGTCGGCGAAGCTGCGGTAACAGAGACGGTGCCGGTTACGGCTGCGCCGGCATTACGGCCTGCGTACAGAGTGATGGACCCTGCGGCGTTAACCGAGTTCTGAGTGTCGGCATGGTTGCCATTGTCAAGCGAAGTACCTGCGGTCATACCATAGAAATACTCGTAAGCCACGAGGTTATTGACATTATAGGCTCGCACGTAGCGAGGCTGCCAACCGAGAATCAGGTTGACGGCAACTGCCGGGTTGGAAACAGTGACGGTCCCAGTTTTCTGGACCTGATCAGCGAAGTTCAAAGACATTTTGTGTTCTCCTTATGAAGACTTTCCGAAGCCTGCCGAAGCAGGCTCCAAGAATTAGCTAACTATTTCACCTACTAAGCAAGCTCAGCGATCGCTACCTCAGCTCTGGCGCACCAAAGTTGGTTCAAAATCAGGGCTGCGAAGTAAGTTTTCCAACCAATCCAACCACGCTGACCGAGCTGGTCGCCTTCCCGAGACTCGCCAGGGTTCTTGACGAACGGGGTAAGAGCGGTAGCGCCCTTGAGCGGGGTAACTGCGGCGCAGTCAGCGGCGATGAAGATGATCGGATATACGTCGGCACTGGTGGCCGAGGTAGAGATCATCGTGGTGCCGGAACCGGCTTTAAGCCCGCCGCCGTCGGCCCAAGAGGTGAAGATGGTAGAGGTCAGGTAACGAACCTCGTCC